GTGCTGCCGGTCGCGCCTGGTGTGGCGCAGATCGGCATCAAGCAGGAGATCGATCCCGTCACCGATCAGCCCCAGGGCCGCATGAGTCATCGCCGCACCATCCAATGGTTCCGACTCAACGGGCGCAAGGTAGTGGAGAAACGCACCCTGCCCGGTCGGCATATCCCGGTCGTGCGCTGCCTCGGGAACGTGCTCGACCTGAACGGTCAGGTGCGCATGCGCGGCATGATCCGCGATCTGAAAGACTCCAACCGGATGCTCAACTACTGGGCCACCTGTGAAACAGAGATTGTCGCACTGGCGCCCCGAGCGCCTTACATTGCCGCCGAGGGACAACTGAACGGCCATAGCGAATGGAAGGACGCAAACCAGAAGCCCTACAGCTCGCTGACCTACAACATCGTCCACGCCAACCCGGATGATCCGAATTCACCTGTCCTGCCGCCGCCGCAGCGGACCGAGGCCGTGCAGGTACCGGCGGGCATCGTCAACGCCCGTCAGTCAGCCAAGCAGGATCTCATGGAGCTCGCCGGCATGCCGCATGAGCCGGGCCGTGATACTCCAGGCGTGGTGGTATCCGGCAAGGCACTGAGGGAGCGTCAGGCACTCTCAGACATCGGTCACTTCCAGTACTACGACAATCAGACCATGGCGATCGCCTTCACGGGCGACATCCTGCTGGAGCAGATCCCGCACTACTATTCGACCCAGCGCATGCAGCGGATCATCGGCGAGGATGGGGTTCCGCAGATGGTCCAGATCAACGAGCGCGTCATGGACCCGCAAACACAGGCCATCAAAGAGGTGAAGAACAACCTCACGGTCGGCCGCTTCGATGTGGTGATGGACACCGGTCCAGGTTACGAGACGAAGCGTCAGGAGCAAGCCGAACTCACCGTAGATCTACTCAAGATTGGACCTTTGGCCGAAGTGGCTGTCAAGACGGGTGCAGACCTGTTGTTCCGCAATTTCGGGATGGATGACATGGCGGATCGTTTGACCGCCAGCAATCCGGAAGGACTCAAGAAAGCCATCGCCGAATTGCCAAAAGAAGCCCAGGGTATCGTGCAGGCACTGCAGGCCCAGAGTCAGCAGAAGGACGAGATCATTCAACACTTGCAAGCGGAACTGAAGTACAAACTGAGTGTTGAGCAGGGTTGGATGCAGGTCGAACGCGACAAGATAGGCTCGCAGGAGCGCACGAAGGTGCACGACACCGAGACGCGCGCAGATGCCCAGATCACGGGCGATCACATCGCCTCGCTCACCGCTCGCGACGTGGCCGAGATCCAGGTCGGGGGTAAGCTGCTCGACTCGCATGTGAAGGGTGGCTACGACAAACAGGCCGCCGAGGCGGCACTCAAAGCCGCCGAGAAAGCCGAAAAATCAAACGGAGCCGCGTAAATGCCTAAAGTCGTCACTTCCGAGGGACTGACCGAGTTCGTGCAGTCCGGGAAGCATGAGAAGATCGCGCCACTCAAACAGGGCGAGAATCCGCCCAAGTTGGAAGTGGTCAAGCCGACGCCGGTGTTGGATGTCACGCCAGCGGCTCCCGCACTGAAAGCCGACAAGATGGTCAATGGCGAGCCAGATAAGGTTGCCACTTCCCATGAGCCTGAAGAAGCGCTCACCGAGGACGAAAAGGCGCTGCCCGACAAGGCGCAAAAGGAGATCCTGCGCTCCAAACGCGCGGTGAATGAGAAACACCGCCAGATGATGGAGGCCAGAGAGGCTGCCGAGGAAGCCGATCGCCTCGCCGAATCTCAGTTCAACGAGCGCCGGCTGCATCAGCAGCGCGCTGACGCCGCCGAAGCCCGACTTAAGGAGCTGGAGGCCAAGGCCAATCCGCCGGCGCCACCTCCAAAAGAGCCCGCGATCGAGGATTACAAGCTCGCCGATGGCACCTACGACTGGTTGAAGTTCCAGAAGGACACCAGCGAGTACACGCGCAAGCAGGCGCTGGAGGATTTCCGCAAGGAACAGGCGCAGAAGGAGACCGAGCGCGCCAAGGCAGCCCGGCTCGAGGCGCTGAAGGCCGAAGCCGCAATCTTGAGCCAGAAGTACCCCGACTTCGCCCAGGTCATGGACCGTCAGGCCAAGCTCCAGGGTACGGATGCTGACAATGTTCCAAGGTTCGTGCTAGATTTCATCGAAGAAAGCGAACATGGGGTCGAAATCGCCTACTTATTGATTAAGAATCCCGAGGTTCGCGAGAAGATCTCGAAGATGACGCCGCGCATGGGCACCGCCGAGTTGGGGCGGGTCGAAGGCGGCCTGGTGAAGCCACCGAGCATGACCGCGAGTCCTGCGGCCAAGAGTGTGACTCCCGTAGTAAACGGTGGAGCTCCGGCTCCCATCACTCCCCTGGACGGCGAGGGGGACGGCGGTCACATCAACACCGATCCCTCGAAGATGTCCTACAAGGAGTTGCGCGCGTATCACAAGGCCCGCGAGGCTGAAAAGCGCAAGCGCAATTGATGGGAAAACGGTGCTCCTGAACACACACTCAGGAGACACCCTTGGTCGCCCAAACCCTTCTGACGATGAGCTATATCACGAATGAAGCTCTCGTCGTGCTCGAGAACGAACTGGTCTTCGCCAATCGCGTGGAGCGCCAGTATTCCGATGAATTCGCCCAGACCGGCGCCAAGATCGGCGCCACCTGCAACATCCGCCGGCCGCCCCGCTACCGCGGTACCCTTGGGGCGCCGCTGAATGTCGAGAACACATTCGAATCGAGCGTGCCAATCTCGCTGAACTACCAGTACCACGTGGATGTGCAGTTCACGACACAGGATCTGGCTTTGAGCATGGACATGTTCAAGGAGCGCATCCTGCGGCCCCAGGTGGCCACTGTCGCGAACTTCATCGATACGTACACCGCCTACTACTCCTTCCTCAATACCGCCGCCATGCTGGGTACGCCGGGCGTTCAGCCCACCAGCTACAAGCAGTTCAGCGACGGCCGCGCGACGCTCGCCTCCGAAGCCTGCCCCCGGGTGGGGGAGAAGAATTGCGTCCTGGACCCGATCACCATGTCGGCGATCTCGGATTCGCTCAAGGGTATTTTCAACCCGCAGGCGACCATCGGTGACATCTATGAAGAGGGCCTGATCGCCAGACGCACGGCCGGTTTGGACTGGTGGGAAGATCAGAACATCCCCAGCTACACCACCGGTGCTCAGGGCGGCACGCCGCAGATCGCGACCGTACCCGCCGGTACCGCGCTGCTCACGGACGGTTGGTCACAACAGGGTACCTTGCAGACCAAGGGCTGGACCGCCTCAACCGCCGTCGTGCAGGTGGGCGATGTCATCCAGATCGCCGGTGTGCTGCCGGTCAATCCCCAGAATCGCCTCCAGTACGGCCGCACCGCCCGTCAGTTCGTGGTGCTACCGCCGGGTGGCTTCGCGGTCCCGACGCCCGGCGCCGCGCCGCCGACCCCGCCACTGTCCCCCGCGACACTCGCCAATGGGACGTTCAACCCCGCCACCGGTCAGTACACCTCCGACTCGGGCGGTCTGCTCACGCTCGTCATCGGGGATTGCATCATCTCCGGCGGCCAGTTCCAGAACGTCACGGCCGCTCCGGCCGCCTCCGCCAACATCACGGTCAACGGTGGCACCGGCAACGCGAGCGTATTCACGCCGCAGGGTCTCATCTTCCACAAGTACGCCTATGCGCTGGGCTTCGCGGACCTGCCATTGCCTCGAGGCGTGGAGTTCGCCGCTCGCGCCTATGACGATGAGGATGTGGGCATGAGCATCCGCTGCGTTACCCAGTATACGATAAATAATGACAGCGAGCCCACAAGGTGCGATGTGCTCTTTGGGCCCGCCAGCCTCTATCGCACCCTCGGTCTGCGGGCCGCCGGTTAAAGGAGAACACACATGCCTTCCGTGAATCCTGGACCGGCAACCACCCAAACGCCGAACACGCAAGCGGAGTTGGCTCCGGTCAACACGCTCCAGAAGCCGGTGGAACTGGGCACCAACGCGTTGCGCCTGCTGGCCGTGGCGCGCTCCGTCAACCTGAATGGAACGGGTGACACGGTGATGCCGGTCATCAATTCCAACTCCTTCTCGGTGACCAATATTGTGGTCACCAACTCCCAGCTGGCAGGAGTCGGAGGCAGCATCGCCACGGCCAGCATCGGTGTGTTCACGGCCGCTGCCGGCGGCGGCACCGCGATCAAGGCGCAGGCCGCACTCGCGTCCAACACCTCCCAGACGGTGGTATTCCAGGCCACCGTGGCGAGCACCGCGCTTCTCCTGCCCGGCACGACGCCGAACCTGTACGTGAACTGCGGTACGGCGCTGGCGACTGCCACCTGTGACGTGTTCGTGTATGGCTACGACCTGACGTAAGGGGAATCTTCATGCCCGGCTCGAGCACTATCCAACGCGGCAATGAGATCCTTGACATGCTGGTCTATTCGGCCAGTGTGACCTTTCCCACTCTCGCGGCGAATGCTTCCAGTACTACAGCTGTGACCATTGTGGGAGCTGCGGTTGGTGATCTGGTGAGTTGGAACATGCAGGCTCCTCCTGCCCACCTGACCATCGACAACGTGTATGTCAGTGCGCCAAACGTCATTCAGGTCCAATGGGGAACTGATGGTACGGGAGTCACCGGAGCTACTGTTGTGGTCTTATGGTCATTCTGCCGGGGTGAGAATACCTCTCTGGGTGGTATCACTTCGTTGCCGACGACGATCTCATGAGCGAAGTCCGCGCTTTCGAGCCGCTATACTCGCCGACCGGTCCCAGCGGAGGAACCGGTGTGGCGACTCCGCAGGGTACATTACAGCCCTCGGTGACACTGGCCGCGACCGCGGCAAGTCAGGCCACCACAGTTTTTCCTGGCTCCGTCACCAACTACAAACAACAGATCCAGATTGCCAATCAGGCGACCGTCTGGGCCTTTGTGAACTTCGGAGCGGTCGGCAACATCGCGGCCGCGACGGTGGCGGCGAGCTATCCGGTCGCTCCGGGAGCCGTTGTGGTGGTGACTGTCGACAAGGAAGTAACGGGCGCCACGGTCATTCTCGCCAGCGGTACGGGAAACGTCACCTTCACGCGGGGTGAGGGCCTGTGATCAAGTCTCAAGGGGCTGGGACACTGGCTGGAATCAGCGGTCAATCCGCGCTCCAGCAATTGCTGTTCAAGCTCTCGGGCGCGAATCTGCAACTCACCACCGACCAGACCTTCACGAAACTTTATGGTGGGAGTGCTTATCAGATCACGAACATCGTGGCGCGTCAGCGCACGGGTGGGGCTTCCGTGGTCTGCGCGGGTGGAATCTATGATGCCGCCGCCAAGGGTGGTAATGCGATCATCGCGGCCGCGCAATCCTGGGTGACGCTGGCATCTGGCGTAATTGTGACCGGAACACTGGCGGCACTCGCGCAGACGACGCTTCTAGCCAATACGCCCATCCTTTCCCTCACCACCGGTTCCACGGCGGCCTGCACGGCGGATTTCTACATCTATGGCGTCGATCTCTCGTGAGCCACTGTGACGACAGCCAATGAAATCCTGCTCGATGCGCTGGTCGACATCAACGCGCTGGCGCCGGGCCAAGCGCTTCCCGCCAACAATGCCGCGATCGCGCTACGCAAGCTCAATGACCTGATCGACTCACTCTCGACCGATCAGGATTTCGTCTATACGACAGTTGAGAATATCTTCACCTGGGTTCCGGGCCAGTTCAAATACTCGGTGGGCAATCCGGTGGGTGGAACCTTCTCGGGCACGCTCGTGCTAGGCTCCAATGTCATCTCTAATGTCACGATCCCGACTAATCTGATTCTTGGGGGCACCGTCACGGATGTGCAGGCCGCGCTCCCGGCCAACACCACGATCACGGCGATCGGCACCAATACCGTCACGCTGAGCGCCAATTCGCTGCAGAACGTAACGACACCCGAAACCTTCACCTATACGACACCGGGCAACATTAACATCCCGCGTCCGCTGCGGATCGACTCGGGCTATTCGCGCATCAATA